TTGCTATTACTGTTTCGTCAGGACATTTAAAGCTACAAGCATCCACTGGTGATAGTGACTATATTAAAATTAGTCAAAGCGGTGGCGTAGACATACACTCTGATAGCGGAATTGATTTAACCACTGCTGGACAAGGAATAAATATTGGTGTAAGTGTAGCATCGGGAGATTTACAGATTGGTTCTAGTTCGAGTAATACAGTAGTCAACGGCACGTTAAATGCAACTCTAGCGAAAACTATAGCAAAGAGTTGGACTACTTCTGAACGTAATGGACTAGCGGCGGCAAACGGCGAGATCATATACAATCAAACTGCAAATAAATTACAAGCATATGCAAACGGGGCTTGGGTCGATTTACACTAATACATAACACACTTTAACAGGAGCGACAGTTAATGTCTGAACAAGAATACATAGTTAGTCTCGAAAGAGGAGTTGATGTACTAGCGTTTGATGCAGAGATGATAAGTCTTACAGGCGCAGGTTTCATTCCAAACAGAACAGTTGAAATAGCAAATGCAAGACCAGGGTCGCAAAGAAATACACATTATTACTTAACACTCGACGAAGTTAACATTTTACAAAACGACAAGCGAGTATACGGAGTTGAACTACGACCCGATTTACGAGATGATATTGAGATGATAACATTTGCATCTCAGTCTGGAGATTTTAGTAAAACTACAGAATCTAGTAGTGATAAACTAAACTGGGGCATGCGCAGAATGATAAGCGCCGCAAACCCATATGTTGGAAATATTGTTTCAGGCGACTTTACGCACACGCTATCAGGCGCAGGAGTCGATGTTGTAATACAGGACACAGGCATACAAGCAGATCATCCAGAATTTTTAGATGCTAAAGGTGTAAACAGAGTACAACAGATTGACTGGTATCAATCACAGGATGTAGTAAGTGGCACTATGCCAACAGCACATTATACAGACTATCACGGACACGGTACGCACGTTGGTGGAACGGCAGCTGGGCAAACTTATGGCTGGGCAAAAAACGCAAGAATATATGCTGTTAAGGTTGCTGGTCTAGAAGGTTCTTCAGATCCAAACTCGGGTATATCTATAACAGATTGCTTCGACGTAATAAAAGAATGGCACAAAGCTAAACCAGTTGACTCATCAACAGGAGTTGTACGTCCTACTGTTGTAAACATGAGTTGGGGATACGGTCAACGTTATGCATCAATAACTGGCGGAAACTTCCGTGGTTTTGATTGGACTGGCAATGTTAGAGATACTTCAAAAGGTATGACTGGTTCCTTTGACGGAATTGGCTACAAACATCCAGTTAGAATTGCATCAGTTGATACTGATGTGCAAGAACTTATTGATGCAGGAGTACACGTTGTTATAGCGGCAGGCAACAGCTATACAAAAATTGCAGATGAAGGCAAACAGGATTATAATAATTACTATACTAATGCCGCTAGCCAAAAGATTTATTACCACAGAGGTAGTTCGCCATTTGACGACCAAGCACTTATGGTTGGTGCAGTTGATTCAACATTAGCTGATGATTTATCAGAAAAAGTAGCCGCATTTTCTAACAGAGGTCCTGGCGTAGATATTTACGCACCAGGAGTAAATATTATTTCAGCATCTAGTAATGTAAACATCTTTACCTCAGGAATATATCCTGGTAATGCAAATTATAAGACTGCAAACATATCTGGTACTAGTATGGCTAGTCCGCAAATTGCAGGACTACTTGCTACCTATTTAGAAATAGAGCCAGCAACTACTACAGCACTGGGTAAAACTTGGATAACATCAAATGCTATATCAAGCCTTCTATATAATCCACTTGCAGATGTAGATTTATTCACAAGTACCGTTTCATTATTTACCGGTCCAAACGTATATGCTTTCCAGCCGTATAATAGTGCCATAGTCCTTCAAGCAGCCGGAACAGTTAGTAGTGAAGAACAGGAAGAAGTAGCAGTTCCAACATACGCACTAACATCAACAGCAAGCGGTGTTAATGAAGGCGACACGTTTACTATAACATTAACAACAACAAATCTTGTTACTAGTACAATCGTTCCGTACACTATTACAGGTGTTAGTACTACAGATATTGGCGGAGCAAGTTTAACAGGAAACTTCATTGTTGGTGGAGCTAGTTCAATAACAATACAAGCATCAGCTGATACTACGTTTGATGACGGTACAGAAACATTTACATTAGCACTTGACAACGGCAACGCAACAACTAGCGTAACAATTGCTGACACTAGCAAACCAACAGCTACATATTTCTTATCATTTAATGATGCTACTCCAGACGAAGGTACTACTTTAATAGTTACCTTAACAACAGGCAACGTTGCCACAGGCACTACATTAGGATATACAATTAGCGGTGTTACTAGTTCAGATATTAGCGATGCGTCTTTAACCGGATCATTTGTAGTTGGGACTACAGATACTATCTCATTAGTACTTAATGCAGACGAAACATCAGAAGGTCAAGAATCATTAACATTTGCATTAGATAATGGCGAAGCATCAGTGATAGCAGTGATAGCTGATTCAAGTACAGTAGCGGCAACATATACATTAGCAATATCAGCTAGTCAAATAAACGAAGGACAATCACTTGTTGTAACATTGTCAGGCTTAAATAGTGTTCCAGGAGTAGTTATTCCGTGGACTATAACAGGAGTAAGTGCAAGCGATGTTGTTGGTAATGCACTAACAGGATCATTTGTAGTAGGAACTACCGAAACTGCAACAATTACATTAGCAAATGATTTAACTACAGACGGAAACGAAACCTTACAATTTACATTAAACGCTTACCCAGCAGTATATGTTCAAGCGTTAATAATTGATACTAGTCTTGATACTATATCAGGAACACAAGCATTTACTTCAGCAGGTGGCGGAACATTTACAGTTCCTTCAGGAGTTACTAATATTGGATTTATGTCTGTAGGTGGCGGAGCCGCAGGATTAACCGGTGGAAGCGCAGGAACTATAACTTCAGGAGGTGGCGGTGGTGCTGTCGGCTTCAAGAATAACATCACAGTAACTCCTGGTGATGTTATAGCATTTACTATAGGCACGGGCGGATCAGGAAGTAGTGCAAATGGCGGAAACACTTCAATAACAATAAACAGTGTAACTTATGTAGCAGGCGGTGGTGTTGCAGGATCAAGTTCTGCATTAGCATCATTATCTGTCGGAGCGTTACTTGCAGGTGGCGCCGGCGGTGGCGTATCAGGTCCGTGGGACGGATCAAAGAGTGGAGGAGCAGGCGGAGCAAGTTTCCGTCCGGCAGCGGCAACAGGATCAGCAGTAGTTGGTGGTGGCGGTGGTGCGGCAGGCATGGGTGCGGTTGGCGGCAAAGGATCTCCACAAACTGCAATATCAGTTGCGGCAGGACAACTTGCTCCAGCAGAAACAACTATTGACGGAACAATTGGATCAGGTGGTGGCGGTGGTCATGGATGGACACAAGATTGGCAAAGTGGTACTGGTGCTGTTACAGGCGCAAGGGGCGGCGGTGTTGCCGTTACACTAGGTCGTAGTGGACTCGGTGGACTAAAGGCCACTACAGTAACAAGTCAAACTATTACAGGTGCAGGTACAGCTAGTAACGGAGTTGCTGGCGGCACAGGAAACGTAGTAGGAGCCGCTCTAGCTGCCGGTGCGGCAGGTGGTGGAGTGTTAGTACATTCATTAGCAGGCTCTGCGCCTGGTGCAAACGCTGGAATTGCAGGAGCATTAATGTTTACATGGCCTGGTAATATTACAACATATAAATTCCAAGCACCAAGTTACGCATTATCATCAGATAAATCATCAGTGTCAGAAGGTACTAACTTCGTTGTTACACTAACAAATAACATAACAGTTACAAACACTCCGATACCGTATACAATCTCTGGTGTTACTAGTGCAGATATTAGTAACGAAACACTAACTAGTAATCTTACACCAGCATCAAATACAAAAACAATAGCAGTTACAGCAGATAGTGCATTAGAAAGTACCGAAACATTTACAATGACGCTTGACAACGGCACATCAAATGTAAGTGTAGTAATTGCTGATACATCAACTGGATCAGAACAAAGCTTCACTAGTAACGTAACAAATGCAGGCAGTGGAGCATATTCGTTTAGCTCAGCAACAGACAGGAATGCGGCATTTACTGGTAACAATCCGTTTATAGTATTAAATAAAGATGATACAATGGCATTTACTGTTAACGCTTCAGGACATCCATTTTATATAAAAACACAAGTTGGAGTTGGTACTCAAAATCAAGTAGCTGATGTAACTAACAACGGTTCACAATCAGGTGTAGTATCATACACTCCAAGAACATCAGGCAAGACATACTACCAATGTTCAGCACATTCGTTAATGAACGGAACAATATACACTAGTGGAACTTACTGGGCTAAATCTACAGACTATACCTCTGCATCAGAATCAGTAATAAAAGTAGTAGCTGATAGTATAGGCAGTACAGTTGCTATATCAAAGTCAATTACAAGTTCTAATGTATATACATATTTTGTGTACAAGCTAAACATAAATGGTGAGTTAGTATGGCGTAAGGCTATTCCATCTACTGGGTTTCTTCAAGCATTATATGTTGATGTATCTACAAATGACATATATGTAGCAGGCGGCATTGATAAAAATATGATAGACGGTACTATTGACAAAGGTGTTGATACTGGAAAATGTCAAGTACTAGTAGTTAAACTTGATACTGACGGCGCAACACAGTGGATTAATAAGTATACTAAATCAGCAGGCACAGCAAGTCATGCATGGGCATTAGATATCATTAAAGTAGACTTGCCGACTCCGTATACCGGAACAAGTGTAATTGATGTTATAGGTGTTGTAAAAGTAGACGACTGGACAACAGACGGTACTGGATCATTTTGGGATAGACTAAACCCAACAAACGGAACAAATGTGGAACTAACTAGTGGTTCTACTACTTATTACTACCCAGGATTAGTTGCTACAAACAGTCTTAATACAGAGTTTACACATATTGCATATAAACAGTTTACTGGATTAAACAGTGGTAACTTTTATTACATTGCAGGCACTAGTTTTGGTAGGACACCTACACAAGTTGGCAGTGATTGGACACAACAAAAAGATAAAATCTTTGTAAGAATATACGAAATAGGCGGAACTGGATTGCCAGCTGAATATAAAGAAGTTACTTTTGAAAATAAAGATGCATCAACTGATATTACTATAGGTGGAATGGACGTCGAGGACCAATACACGGTTCAAGAAGAAGTAGACGGTGAGAATGTTGATGTAATAAAGTATCCAGGTATAGTAGTAACACTAAACGATACATCTTCTGGTAAGGGAGAAGTATGGCGCATACATCATCAGGGTATTGACACACTTCAACGTATTAGTCTTTACGATGGATCAGGCACTACTGAGAGAAACGTACTAACAGATGTTAAGATAGACGGCACAAAGATCTATGTAGTAGGACAACAAAAAGAAGATACTGCAAAAAACTTTACTCCTTATGTAGGAGCGTTGAACGGATTTTATGCTACAATAGACACTGCTGATTTAACTACTGCTGATAGTAGATTGTTACTTACTACTAGTAATACATTTATAAACAGTGTTTACGTAGACAAGTCAGTGGCAAGCCCGACAAAGTTAATAGTTGGTGGGCAAGGTAGCCCAGGAGCTAAACTGCCAACAGGTAATGCTTCGCAGTTTGTAGCAATACTTCCAATAGGGTCAGAAGACCATTACGGGGCAGGGATTGGTAATAGGTCTTCAGTGGTTTCACAAACATATGAAGATTGGGCTATTGGTGAAACAGGATTTGTAGAGGCAAGAACAGCCGGAGACAGTAACTTTACCGGAGTAACTTACAACAGTTGGTCAGGCCCACAGTCACTAGTTGTGTCAGAATCTGCTAGTGCATTTGCTAGAACTGCGTTAAGTGCATTAAGCAGTCCGTCAGTAACAAGTGAATATAAAATGCCATTAGATCCATATACAACAGCTAGTGGAGGAACTGCAACGTATGCATTGGCCAGCAGTGCTAGTACTGTAAACGAAGGAGCAACAATAGTCTTTACGTTGACAACAACTAATGTAGCAAACAATGTAACTGTAGCATATACAATGACTGGCATTCAATCAGCAGACATAGGTGGAGCAAATCTAACAGGTACCTTCACAGTTAGTAACAACTCTGCTACACTATCAGTTGCAGTTACAGCAGACCAAAGTGCTGATGGTGAAGAAACTTTACTATTAACACTTGATGGAAAAAGCGTTACAAGTAGCGTTATAATTAACGACTCAAGTGCGGCCCCAGCGGGCTCGGCAACGTTTTATAGTCCAGGAGCGTCTGTGTGGACAGTACCAGCTGGTGTAACATCAATTGACATAGTAGCAGTAGGTGGTGGCGGTGGCGGTATGGTTGGTAGAGGATCAGGCGGATCCGGTGGCGGCGGCGCTGGTGGTGGCCTAGCATATTGTAATAATATTACAGTAAGCCCTGGAGACACATTTACTGTAACAGTAGGTGCAGGGGGTAATAGAGGAGACTGCTCAGGAAATTACACTGATAACTATTATAAATTGTTTGTTGACAGCGCATTTAACGCCAACACTTCCTGGGACCCTGTTACAAGCGGTTTCGGAACTATTACTGTTCCAACAAGTGGCGGAAGTAGTACAGTTAAGGACAGCGGCAACACTACTATAATATACGGTAACGGCGGCGGTAAAGCCTATAACGCTACGACTGGCGGAGCGGCTGGAACTTTTCAAACCAACAGCGATTATGGAACTACTAGAGGCGGCGGAACCGGCATGGCTGGTGCTGGTGGCTATACTGCAAGCGGTAACACTAGTGGAGGCGGTGGCGGCGGTGGCGCGGCAGGATACGATAATACTAGTAGCGGTGGCGGTGGTGGCCAAGGTGGCTACGGTAGAGCGGCGTATAGCAACAGCGGCAGTGGATATAAGAAAAACGGTCTTTCTGGACGTGGCGGTGGCGTAGAGCTACACGGCAAAGGCACTACTGGTGCTACTGGTACAAGAGCCGCCGAATTAGTAACTGCTAGTTACCCATACTATGATTACGGTAATGCAACAAACGGCGGAGTAGGAAGTAATAGTAATGATGCAACTGTATCAGTAGGCGGAGGCGGTGGCGGTGGTAATGGCGGCAGAATACGTTATGAAGATGTCAATGCTAATAACTACAATCCGCCAAGCTATTATAAGTGGTTTGTCGTTGCTCAACCCCTCGATAATGCACAAGATGGCGGAGTTAGAATTCAGTGGGGCGCAGGCGATTATCCGTAAGCGAATAAATACTAGTATAAGGAAAATATAATGACAATACAAACAATCAATATAGGCGCTTTAGCTAATGACGGTACTGGAGATGATCTCAGAGCCGCGTTTCTTAAAGTTAATTCTAACTTCGATGAACTTGACTTGCGTAATGACGAAGCAACTACTGGTTCAAATGTAGGGGTAGGCGGAAACGCTGTATTCAAACAAAAGACAGGATACAACTTAGAATTCCGTAAAATTGTAGGAGGCGATAGAATAGCTGTTACAACTACCGGTGACTTAATTACTATTGCGGCAGACTTAAATGGACATACTATTGTTACTGACTCGGGTAGTCTTGCAATAACTGACGGTACTACATTTAAAATATTCGGCGGTGTAGGTATTAGTACTAGTGCATCAGGAGATTTTATTACAATTAATAATGATACTGGAAGTACTTCTTTTGAAAATAATTTTGACTTTGGAGCAATATCGCAAGCACACCTTAGTCATAGAGATTATTTACAATATGTAGTAGATGTCGACTACGGAACTATACTTGCTCCGATTGCTTCTACTAATCTTGGATCAATCTAACCATGAGCCATTGGACACAACTCACCGGAACTAAGTTAACTACTTTGCAAGAAAGTATTACGACTATAGTTAACTTACCTCTTAATAGTGGTACTATTATAACAAAATTAATATCAGGTAGCTTACCAGCGGGTATGCGTCTAAAAAATAACCAAATTGTTGGAACACCAACAGCAGTGCCACGTGCTACTACTAGTACGTTTGTTCTTAGAGCAACTAATGCGGCTTTGCAAGTACAAGACAGAACGTTTACTATTGAAGTGCAAGGAGCAGACGAACCTGAGTGGTTAACTCCTGCAGGGAACTTGTCAGTAGGTGCAGAGAACAAACGTTACTTTGTACTAGACAACGAAATTATTAATTTCCAATTACAAGCAACAGATTTAGATTTACCAGCTGGACAAACATTAGAGTACTACATTAATAAAGATGACGGAGAACTTCCTTCAGGTATTACTATGGACAGCAACGGTCTAATATCAGGTGTAGTTGATCCATTACTAGCACTAGACCTAGCGGCAAATAAAGGTGCATATGATACAAATAACTATGACGGATATGCATTTGATTTTACTAGTATAAGTTCGTATTACTATAATGGAGAGTACTTTCCAAACGCAGTATTTGCTCCACCAAAGAAACTTAACAGATTTTACCAATTTATTGTAAGTGCAAATGACGGCGACACTGTTGTTAAAAGATCCTTTACAATTTATGTAGTAGGCGATGACTTCTTAAGAGCAGACAACGTACTATTGCAAGTAGGCACTGGAGTGTTTACTACAGACAACACATATCTTAGAACTCCTGTATGGTTAACAAACAGTGATATAGGATATAGACGAGCTAATAATTACGTTACAATATTTCTTGATGTACTAAAGAACAACTTACAACAAGGTAGTACACAGTTTGTATTAAAAGCAACAAATCCAGATACTAGTGCAAGTACATTACCTCCAGGTATGACTTTAGATGTATCAACTGGGGAAGTTGCGGGACGCATACCTTACCAGCCGTCAGTAACTAAAGAATACAAATTTACAGTTACCGCTAATTTAATTGATGCGCAAGTTATACAGTCATCAAAAGATAAAACATTTACAGTAAAGATACTAGGACAAGTAGATTCGACTATTGCATTTACTACTAAGAAGGTATTAGGAACCATAGACGCAAACTTTACAAGTGTATTTAGAGTTGAAGCAACTAGTTCAGTTACAGATGCTCCGTTGCTTTATACTAAGACAGCAGGAAGATTACCTTTTGGACTAGCGTTACAACTTGATGGTGAAATAACAGGTAAAGTGCAACAGTTTGGTACGTTAAGTCCGTTAGTTAGCGGATTAACAATATTTGATACCGGATTATTGTTAATTGACGGTGCTGATACTACAGTTGACAGAACATATACGTTTACTGTTGAAGCTAAAGATAGATTCGGGTACAGTGCAGTAACTAAAGAATTCACTATTAATATTTTAGATAAAAACGATTTGTTGTACAGTAACTTGTTTATGAAACCGTTTATGAATGAAACTATAAGAGCATCTTATAGAGGATTAATAAGCAATCCAAATGTATTTCCATCAAACGTATTGTATCGTCCAAACGATGCAGACTTTGGATTACAAAAAGATGTTAAGATATTAGCATACGCAGGATTAGAAACAAAATCGTTAGACACGTTCTTTGCAAGCAGTCAAAAGTATCACAAGAAAAGGCGTTATAAAGTAGGCACAGTTAAGACTGCGTTAGCAATAACTCCAGGAACAACTGATACAGTATACGAAGTTATCTATGCAGAAGTAATTGACCCTTCAGAACCAATTAAAGGTAAAACCAAAAAAGACTTTACAATTAAAGGTGGCAACACTGTAACTGTAGATAGAGTAGGAGTTTTTGATGTAAACAATCGAGACTTTACTAACGATGGTATACCTGTAATGAAAGGCGGCGACGAAGTGTTTAATACAGACCCGTTGTTATCTAGTAGCAGATATACACCGTATGATAGATTCTTAGATGTGTATGGCATTAAACTAGTAGGAACTCCTGCTATAGGCGGTGCTAAAGCAAATACTAGCGAGTTTATAAGGAAAGTAGCAAAGACTGTAACTTTACTATTAGATAGTACATACGGCGGCAATACTAACCCTACTAAGCAAATGATAGCAGTTAACAACATGAAGTCAATGAAGACAGCACAAAAGATTGGTTGGGTAGGTGTAGGTGCTTACACTCCTAGTATGCTGTCTGATAATGCAGGTGACAGTTATCCAGGATTAACTAAGTTTCAATACAACTTTCAAAGTGTAGATCATATTTGGGAACAGCCAGGTGAGAGCCTTGTAGGCGATGATCAAGCACTTGAAGTACTAGAACACTTAATACACACTATTACTGTTTACGGCTTATCAGCTGAGCCAGCTTTATCACAATCTAATCAAACTAGTGCATTATACCTTGCAATGGTAGAAGCAATAAACAATGGTAGATTTAATATTTCTGGATACAGTGGTACATTTCCAGGAACTGACACAGACTTTAGAGCATTACTAATGCGTGAATATCTTTGGTTGCTAGTATTAGGTGAATGGAACTATGTTACTGAGTTTGTAACAAGCGGATCACTAGCACCGGAATGGCATGATAATATGCGTACACCAGAAGGAATTGCAGCCGCTGGCAATAATCCATTAGGTCATGCATTGTACACAACTTATATCGAACCGGTTCTTACAAAGCCTTCAAAAACAAATTTAAGAGCAATATACAAAGACAATGCAGAAGGTGTATCAGGATACACACCAAACTATATATCAACAGGTGCAGATGAAAGCAATTCACAATATTACTTTCCAGGTAGTAAAACATATTTAGAAGTAGGCGATACAATAGTAAGTCAGGATAATAGTAGTATTTTAACAGTGCTTAGTGAAACTGATAGTCAAAACTTCAACCAAGGCGAAGCGAAAAACATTCCGTTAGCTGACAGTGATGCTATTAAAGTATCAGGCGGTGACGAAGTAAGACACATTGCTAACATTACTAATATGCGCGAAAGTTTAGAAGCTACTGGAGCAACAGCATACGGGTTTTTACCATTATGGATGCGTACTCCGCAAAGTGCAGGTACGCAAGAAGCAGGCTTTACATTAGCAATACCACTATGTTATTGTAAACCTGGAAAGAGTGCAGAAGTATTAACTAACATTAAAAATAGTAAATTTAATTTTCAATCATTAGACGTAACTATCGATCGTTATGTTGTAGACAGTACTTCAGGCAATAGTGCAGAACAATATATCCTGTTCGCGAATTACGACTACAACGCATAACAACGATAAATAACACAGTAGAGGAATTAACATGGCAAGTACAATTATATCAGCAACAATTGACGGGACTTATCCAGTAGCTGGACAAGACAATGATAGTCAAGGATTTAGAGATAATTTCACAATTATCAAAACAGGATTAGCAACTGCTACTTCTGAAATCACAACATTACAGACAACAAGTTCGGTATTAAATGCCGCAAACACGTTTTCAGGTAATAATCAAATTAGCGGAAATATACTTCAACAGACTGAAGCGTTTTATAATGGCGGTTCACTAAGTGGCAACACTAACGTTAGTTTTTCAAATGGACATTATCAAGCCTTTACAATTGGCGCTAATGTTACATTAACACTAACAGACTTTCCAGCAAGTGGAAAACTTGCTAAAATGACCGTACACTTAATTGGTAGTGCCGGTGGACACACTGTTACATTTACATCATTAGGTAGTACATTTAGAGTACCAACAGGATTTACAAATCCAACTACAGTCGACAGTGCTACACAACCTTACATATTCGACTTTTGGTCATACGATGCCGGTGCTAGTATATACGGCGAGTACAAAGGTCAATTTATAACGAATTTACTATAAATGTTTAATCCGTTAGTACAAAGTTTTGAAGACATTACACTTCCTGAACTGGAGGATAAGATTAATGAATTACAACGTAAGTATTTTATGACATCTAATCCTCAAGTACACGAACAAATATCTTCATTGCTTGATATGTATATTGCAGAAGCACATGGTAGACGTGCAGTATCAATGCAAAAAGATATGGATAATTCACAATCAGGACTTGACAAACTCATCAATGTAAGTTAAAATATACTTATGCTGATAAAAACAGACCCTCTAGGAATACCCCGATTTACAAATAAAGACTTAGTTGATATGATCTATTCAGGTCATGTTGACAAGTGTCATGTTGTATTATGTGAACCTAGTGATGATATATCCAAGTTTAATAAAGCTATGGAAGATCAAGGCAGACCTGCACTTACTCCATATATTCCACTAGATGTAGACCAAAAAGAATTTGATGGCGTATTACAGTCAGAATGGTTTATGCCTGATGCGTATAAAGCCATAGACATAAAAGGTTGGTTATTAGAAAAACTACAAGAAAAACTACAATCTGATAGTTTAGCAACTGCACAATACTCTAAAGAATGGTCCAGAGTTAATGAAGAATATGCTGAATTTGCTAGTCGTGGTATGGATGATCTATTACGCTATATGGTTTATCTAGTAGATTTTATGCGTGAGAATGATATTGTTTGGGGTGTAGGTAGAGGAAGTAGTGTAGCAAGTTATGTACTATACTTAATAGGCGTACACAAAGTAGACTCAATCCAGTATGACCTGGACTGGACCGAGTTCCTGAGATAAGTATTAATAGAGAAGGAGAGTAAAAATGGTAATGAAAACAAAAGGTCAAAAGACCTATAGAAGTATGCAAGGCAAACAAGTTGATATGGATATGCTACGTCAACGTAATGAGTTAGCAGTAGCAGTCGGTAATGCTAGAGTAAATGCACGTGGTGACGAATTAGGACCAGGTGGCAAAATTATTCGTAAAAAAGAAGAACTAGACAGGGATTACTATACTGATAACCCAGCAAGTATGCCTGATGAGCAAGCAACTGTAGAACAGGAAGCAACTGAAGCTGTTGCTGAAGTAGAACAAGTGCAAGCACCACGCACAACACGTTCTAGAGCACAACAAAAAGTTGAGAAAGATTTAACCGACGATTGGGTTGAAGACTCAGATGGCAATTTTACACAAAAAGGCGAATAACTTAAATGGCTACAAGTAACATTAAGACAATTAAAGGCAGACTAAGCCCAATTAAAGATAGAGTACTTGTTACTGATATGGATTTTGGTGAACAAAAGACTAAAGGTGGCATACTTATTGCTGGCGATGACGGCAATGTTAGAGGTGTATATCCGCGCTGGGGTAAGGTATTTGCAAAAGGTCCTGACAACAAAGACGAGTTTGCAGTTGGGCAATGGATATTAGTTGAGCACGGTCGCTGGACTAGAGGTCTTTCAATGCAAGACAATGACGACAGTGATGAATATGTAGTGCGTATGGTAGAAGCAAAGAGCATTTTAGCGTTTGCAGACGAAAAGCCAGACGACATTAGATACAGTGAAAATTCCGCTGGTGACTGGAACCCAGATACTATCGATCCAGGTGACTTTGTACAAACAGCATTAAATCAAAAAGCAGAGAGAAAAGTTTACTAATGACTAATCCATTTAACGATGTAGACATGTTTGCAACAGCATGTGACCAACCAGCAAGTGAAGCAAACTACAATATGTACCTTGATCTAATAGACGAAGAGTATATTGAACTTCAAAAAGCACTTAGAACGCACGACAAAGTAGAACAACTTGATGCACTAGTTGACATTTTAGTTGTTACTATGGGTGCAATACGTGCCGCAGGCTGGGACGGTGAAGCTGCCTGGAAAGAAGTAATGAACACAAACTTTGCAAAGATTGATCCTACAACCAGTAAAGTAATTAAGCGTGAAGACGGTAAAGTACTTAAACCAGAAGGCTGGAAAGCACCTGAACTATCGCAGTTTATTGACAAATAATATATATAATACTGCTTGACTCCTTAGACTTTATATGTTATAATATATATAAATCTAAGGAGTTTTATTTTGACCATACACGCAAGTATCGACCTCGAAACAATTGACACACAACCTAGTGCAACTGTACTAAGTTTAGGTGCTGTTAAGTTCAACCCACTAAATGATTCAGAACCACATAGTGAAATGTACTTTAAAATTAACATTGACGAACAAGACGCTTTGGGTCGTACAACAAGTGACGACACAATTGCATGGTGGGCTAACCAAGATCCTGCTATTATGGAAGAGGCGTTTGACCAAGAAGGTGCTATTAGCGTAGAAGAAGCATTAATACGTA